CTTCTATATCGGGCGACCCCAGCTTTTGTCATCCCTGCTCCAGATTTTGTAGATCTGAAATACTTTTTAGTTTTTGGAGGTTGTTTATCTCTAGCTCTACCACCATTAGCTAATGCTTTTCTACCATCAGGTACATTACCAAAATATTGTTTAGGTTCACCAAATCTTAAACCAAAATCATTTCTAGACATACATTGATCTCCTTGCCATAAAACCACCACCCATTGCTTTTGCTCTTTTAGTAAAAGTTTTTACATTAGTTGGTTTACCACCAACACCTTGTGCAACTGCTCTTTTTCTTCTTACAGCTGATTTTCTTTGTCCTTCTGTCATACGTCTTGCTTTTGCAAGTGGGACACATTTTGGATACTTACGTTTCGCATCTGCTTTCTGTTTTGATCTTCCGCATTTAGCAAAAGAACCATCTTTTCTTTTGCTACCAATGTCTACCCATTTTTGAGCAAACCATTTATCAAGTCCATTTTTAGCCATGGTATTATACCATCCTAGTTTTTTTCTTTCTGTCAGACATAATGGCACCACATCCTCTAGCTACAGATCCAGCTTTTAAACCTTGTCTTCTCAATCTTTGAGTTGCTTCAGTTAATCCACCACCCATATAAGATGCACGTTTCATCATACCGCCACCCATAGCTGGTTTACGTCCTTTAAAATCTTTTCTTTTTACTCCACTTGGATCCTTAATTTTACCTGCACATATTCTACTAGCATAGGCATTAGCATATGCGCTGGGGTACACTTTAAATTTTCGCTTCGCTGCGGCTTTACCTCTAGGACATAGTTTAGTCATTAAATTACCTTCTTCTTAGTTTTTTTCTTTTTGGGTATTACACCTCTTGCCATCAATATATCCTTCATAGTTACTTTGCCATCTCCAGACATATCAGGAAATTTCTTTTTCTTTTTAGCTACTCCACCTTTTTTAAATTTTTTAGTAGTTTTTAAAGGTTGTTTCATTTGATCTCTTTTTGTATCTTCCTCTACATTTTTTACTACAGCTGGATTTCCTCTTTTTTTAGCTTTTACAGTATTCATAAAATCAGCACCACCACCCATATTAGCCATCATTCTTTTTTTAGGTTTTTTATCTTTTTTCTTAGGACCAAAGACTTCTGCTATCTTTTGTAAATTAGATTTTCTTGCAAAGGGGTTAGTTCCCATTCTAAAATTTTGTCTGTAAAATTTGTTAGCCATTATTTTTTGCCTCCGTTTCTAAAAATCTGTGTGCCCTTTATACCATATATGCTCGCCACGACAAGTATCCATAGGTTTGTGAACCATGACGGGAGCTGCGAGAACATTTCGAAGAACAGTTTTACCTTGTCCATAGCAGTTGGATCATCTGATATGACTGCCCAAGCGAGCACCAAGACGGGCAAACTGAGAATTATGAGAACGGCCTCGTCTTTCCAGTCTGATTGACGAGCTTCTAGCAATTTTCCTTGGTAAGCCTCCTCACCCTTGGCCATACGCTCTGCATGCATTAATTGTGCATCAGACATTGCCATCTTCGTCTTCTGCTTATTAGCGTAAATTTTACTTCCAGCAGAGACGGCTAGTTTAATCGCCGATAACCACATAATTAGAACGCTTTAGAATTTCTTTTTTTTTCTGGTAAAATTGCTTTTTGTCCACCTACAGGCATTTCAGGTTTCCCTGTTGCAATGTAGTTAAAAGACTGGTCAGCAGTTGTTTTAGATCTAGGATCTACCTCAATGCTTTGTTCAGCAACTTTAACAATTTTTATTTTATCAAGTTTTTGCATTTTAACTCCTTTTTTTACCTTTTTCTACGCCTTTTATAACACCTTTATTACGAGATGCATAGAAAACTGTTTCTCCACGCTTCTTACCATACTGTTTTTTCATAGATTTCATAATTTTTTTACCTTTTTTAGTCAAGGGCATAATTAATCCTCTATCATAACCTTAGCTTGATTAACACCCGTCTTTGCTAAACTAACTCCAGCCCTTAATTTAGCCAAATCTTCATTTTGTTCTAATTTTTCATCAAAATTTTCGCCAGATTGCATTAATCTTGCTCTTGCAAGGTCTTGTTGAGCTTTGTCATTGTCTTTTTTACGTTCATTTTCCATTGCACGTAGATCAACCTCTCTAGATTTAAGTTTTAGAAGAGGATCATTATCAAATTGTGATGTAATTTGCTTCTCTTCACGCATATATTCTTCAGTCATTTCTGCTATTAAAATAGATTTTCTAGATTCTACTTGATTTGTAAGTGCTTGTAACTGTTGTTGCACCATTGGATTCATTGCAGCTTGTTGTTGCATCAATAACATTTCTTGTAATTGTTCTCTAAACTCTAATTGTACCTGTTCTTGTGCCATTAAACTGATATGTTCTAAAATATTTTTTTGTATTGCAGCCATAACAGCAGGATTATTTCTAACAATATTAGTAGCCATAAAATTTAAATGCGCTGTAATATGTGCTCTATGGTCTTGACCAGGAAAAGCTTGGAATGGTTTACCAGCTAAAGCATTAATGTGTTCCATACTTGGATCCATTGGTGCATTTGGTGTTGGTGGTGGTAAAACTGCATCTACATTTTTAACACCTATAGCCTCATACATGTTTCGATATATTTGATACATATTATGTAAGGCAGGGTTTGATGTTGCTATCTGTAACTGTGTTTGTGCTAAAGTAATTCTTTGACTCATTGAGAATATATTTGGATCAGCAACTGGTATTACATCAATTCTATCATCAAAGTCAGCTTGTTTAATGTTTCGTGCTCCACCGACCACGTCGTATGGATACTCTGGTGGTAAATATTGTGCTACAACCTTAGACAATAATTTAAATTCATCTTTCATTGCTGCATAACATCTTTTATGTATTGCCGACATGACTCTTGAACCACGTTCTAATAATGCGATAGTTGTTCCAACAGCCGCTGCTTGATTACCATCACCAACGCTCATATCAGCAATGGCCGCGAACCTTTGACCAGCTTGCACAACAATACCTAATAAATTTAATAATGTTTGCGATGGTTCTTTGTATGGCAATGGAAAAAATGCATCACGTAAGTTACCACCTGGTGCATCAACATCTTTAAACTCACCTGGTTGAATTGGAGATGCCTCATCTCTAACCCTTACACCTCTTTGTTTAAATCCTGCTGGTAAATTTGATAAAGTTCCAGCATCTAATAATTGACGGAGAGCAGCTGTTGCAGTTCTGCTCAATCCGCCAATCATATGTATTAATCCAAAGCCATAAAATCCAAGTCCTGGCAGAAATTTAAAATGAACAAAATATTGAATTTTATTTTTCTTTAGATCATTGGGTGCAAAGTTTCTCCGTATAGAGAGAACTGTTCGACTACCTTCTTCTACAGTAACAATGTAAGGTAATTTAACTCCTGTTGGTTGTCCATCAGCACCAACTTCTTCAAAACCTTCTAAATCTAAATTAACATGACACTCTAATAAAGTGTAAACAGTATCTTGTTTTCCAACTTTTTTAGTTCCATCTAATTCTTTTTCTTTTTTTTCAACAGAATTTTGTTCAACATTTCCCGGTGGTGTTAATTCTACATCCGCATAAAAACCATTTACTATTTGTTTTCTTAACTCATTCTCAGACATTTTAACAACATGTATAACTGCCTCCGCATCTTCAATTGAAGTTGCAGTATACGGAACAATTAATTCATCTGCTGGAACAAATTTTGACACCACTCTTCCAAGTGGAACATCATAGTAAACTTTTTTAAAAGTAGAACCTGCAAGTGGTAAGTGAAATAACATTGAATCAAATTCTTCTTCATATTCTTTCATTTGATCCATAATTAAATAATTCATATAATCTTTTACACGTTGTGCTTGTTGTTCTGTTTGTGCATTTTTAATTCCTATAATTTGTGTTCTTACAGGTCCGTCACTTGGTAATAATTCTTTATAAGCTTGTGCTTGGAATTGTGTAACTGCTTCCGCTAATACTGGGTGTGTTGCGCCACTTGCTCCTTGAAATGGTTCTGTTCTATTTTCATATTTAAAACCTAATAGATCTAAACCTTGTGTATAGGATTGTTCCCAATCTTTTCTCGATGATTTATAATCCATATAGTTTTGCACCATATCACCACCTATAGGGGCTAAAACATCCTCTGGTAAAATATCTGCTAAGTTATCGAAATGTGATTCTGTACCTGGAATATTTATTGAACCAGGTTCAAAGTCTAAAGTTACACCACCATCTTCTTCAGGAATAACTTCTATTGGTTGTTTTTCCGTAACCTCTTCTTTAATCTCTATTTCTTCAGACGGTACGGTAACTTTTGTTCTGACCTCGTTTGGAAGGCCTTTGTCTATTTCTGCCATTTAATTTCTCCAGTTTTACTGTCTTAACAGTATTATAGTTAATATTCAACCCTTGAGGATTAGGTCCACGTAGAGGAGGTATAGTGGTCGTTAACTTTTTAACCATTATTCACCTAACATTTTAGCTAGTCCGCCATAAGCAAAAGATTCTAAACTCATGATTCCACCATCTCTCATCCCCTCTGCCCTCATTTCTGCTAAAACATATTGTATGGCTGATAATTCTGACATATCAGCACCAATTTCACGAACACGGTTTTCGAACATCTTTTTTTTCTCAGGACTAAAATTTTTTGAATATAAATCTGTTAACTCTGACATTAATAATAATTCCTTTTTGGTTTAGGTTCTTTTTGATCTAAATAATCCTCTGGGTGATCAATTAGACCTCCTTGTCTAAATCTCATAATCGCTTGTGTTGTACTATCAACCAAGTCATCATGATCGCCATATGGGAATGCTGCGCATTCCTCAATAACCTCCTCAGCAAACTTTTGCTCAGGTGCCCATATCATACCACTTTCAAATAAAGGTGCAACCGCATTTACTCTTGCGTGCTTGTCATTGCCCTTAGAGGGTGAAAAGTTTACAACTGGTATATCCATCTTTCTGAGCTCATAGGTTAAAGGTAGACCACTAGCTTTTGCCTCAACAATAACTGTTTCAGGTTTCCAATATTCATATTGTTCAAGAGCTAAGCGCCTTAGTTCAGGGAACTCGTATCTGCCTTTGATAGCATCGAGAAGAATAAGATTAGCCCCTTCATCCTCACTAGGATACCAAATACCCCAAGTGGTGATAGCTGAATAATCTGCGGTTTCTTTTTTTAAAAATGCTGTGTCGTAAGATTGTATGACGTGTTGTAGTTGTGGAATATTTTCAGCTGTATAAGTTCGCCACCACTCGCGTTTTAATATTGCACCCTCTTCTGCCGTTGGGTTCTGCATCCATTGTGCATTCCATTTTGCAACCGGTAGTGTTGCTTTTACTTTTTCTAATTCTTCTTGTTTCCAATATTCAGGCCATACTGGTCCGTGTTCCATAATTGCTGGAAATTCGACCACGTGCCATTGATCAGCTTTAGCCTCGCTTTGATTTTTAACAAGCATACCGGTTAAATCTTTTGTACTCCATCTAGTCATAACTAAAACTATTTTACCACCTGGTTGCATCCTTTGTCGTGGACCAGAGGTGTACCATTCATACGCTCCCTCTAAGGCAACCTTGGACATTGCATCTTGTTCCGAGTGCGGATCATCTATGATTAATAAATCTGCACCACGTCCTGTAATTGCACCACCAACACCAGCTGCAAAATATTCACCACCTTGTGATGTCTCCCAACGTCCTGCTGCTTTGGAATCTTCTTGAAGTGTCGTCTTAAAAATTTTTGCGTAGTCTTCGCTGTCAATTAAGTTCTTGGCTTTACGACCGAATCTTA